ACAACAGCAGCATCTGGCGCGCCTTCACCAAACTGGTCTATTTTAAAAAAAGAATCACCAGCATCGTCACCAGGTCTATCAAAAGTCTTAGCTTTTGTCCGTAAATCTGTTCTTTGTTGTGGTTCAGTCTTAAAGTTAGCACCTGATAGCAACCCATAACCGTAAGGACTTTTTTCTCGTGTTGTTTTTTCTTCTTGTACTTTTTTTAGTTCCTCTTTGACTACATCTTTAACTGTTTCAGGCTGTGCTCTATCTTCTAGTGGAGTAAACTCAGTACCAAACATACCAAAAGGAGAAAGAGCTTGCACACCTTCTACCTGTGGATTAAAACTTTGAGGAGTGTAAGGAGTAGATGGCTCGACAGGTGCAGCAGAAGGAGCAGGGACTACATAAGTAACACCACCTATGTTTCTTAACTTCTCACCTGATTTAAGTTTACCATCAAACCTTCTAAGATTTACACCAGCTTGACGGTTTATTTCTTCTTGTGCTTTGATGTCAGCATAACTAGGTCCACCACGAGTACCTACCCAGTTCATTCCAGGGGTAGCTTCTCGTTGTTTTTGAGCGTCACTCTTAACGCCTATCCCTACTGATTGTAATATCTCACTAAAAGACCTTGCCATTCTATTCTCCTGATAGTATTTTATCTCTTCTACGTTCTTCGTATTTTTCTAAACCGCCACCCATAAAGTTATACATCAATCTTCCTGCTATCGGTATGCTTTGCATAGCTTTAGGATCAAGGTCTTCACCACTAGCAAGATTAACTAACGTACCACCTACATGATCTAAGTAATCTAAAGGAGGAAGTAATAAATTTTTACCTGCCTCAGTAATTTTTCCTGTTGTTCCTAACTTATCCATTAGGTAAGTAGAAGCACCAAATGTTTTCCATATATTACTTACAATCCTATCGCCTAACTCTTCTTCAAAATCAACAGGTCTTTGTTGTACAACATCTTTAGCTGCATCAATAGCCATATTAGCTGGAGGTATAATCAAAGCATAAGCTGCTGCGTTCTTTAATGCTGTTCCTACATTACCTTTAGCAGCCTCATCTATAATTGTTTCTCGCATATAATCTAACTGTTTAAGAGTGTAAGATTTTAAAGAGTAAAATATTCTACCGTTAGGGGCAGATAAATACTTTTGAGGATACTCAGATAAGCCGATAGGTTGTATATCAGCAAGCTCATTCCAAAGATATAACTTAGTATCTTCGGTTATGTTACCTTTAGCTAAATCATCCATAACAGCATCAAAGTCTTCAAAAGCATTACCATATTTCTTTCTTAACTTAGCTCTTCCTTTTTCTGTCTTAGCTAACTTAGCTCCCTTCTTCAATGAAGCGTTAAGAAAAGTATTCTTACCTAATCTATCAACAGCAGAAAATCCTGAGTATTTAAACAAAGCGTCTACTGCTTTAACTAATGGACCTGCATCAGTAAACTCAGCAGCAACTCTATCTAAAGCAAAGTCTTTAACACTTGTAGACTTAGGTCCAAGTAATGCTTTAATAGTGTTTGCCATACCATTAATACGTACTGATAAAGCCATATCACCAATCTGTGTCATTACAGATAAAGGATTAGGTAACGTAGAAATATAACCTACTTGTCTTAACCCTTCCATTAAACCAGAACCGCTTCTTTCTCCAGTAACAAACCTAGCCTGTAAAGCACTTCTAAGAGTGTCTAGTTCTTTAGCTCCTATTAAAGAACCTTGAGAAGCTATTATGTTTTCTATAGAATCTATAGTATCTATAGAACTTCCTGATGTAGAAACTTGCTTACCAAAAAACTGTTTACGTGCTATATTCCTAGAAGAACTTCTAGCATATTTAATAACAGACTCTACAGGATCATCATAAAAATCTAACATGTCATCAGTCAATCTATTTATTGTCCTAGCTTTACTCCAGCCAGCACCTTGACCAATAACATTGTAACCTCTTAAATAATTATTTATAATGTTTGCTTTCTCATCGTCAGACAAGGGAGACTTACTTCTTTTTTGTCTTGCTGCTATTATTTTTTCAACAGCTGTCCTGTCTTTACCTGTTAAATATTTATAAAGACCATCGTAATCTTTTACACTTCTATGAAAATAGTTTTCTACTCTAGGTATGTTAAAAGAGTTTACACCTTCTGTTAGTTGATCATAACTTTTTTTAAACATATCTGCTACGTCATCAAACGCTTGACCTCCTGCTTTAGAAGCAGAAGACATAATTGTTTTAGCTGCTTTAAAATCTCCGTTAAGAACATGTCGCTTAAACATTCTTTTACTAGGATCACTTAAAGATTTATAAGCCTTCTTAAAAGGGTCTACAACTAACATTTTATTTCTAAGCATAATACTTTCAGTCATATCTAAAGCTCTTAGCTTAGTCTTTAATTCAGGAGCAATCTTACCTATTACCCTAGAAGTAGAAGAAATAAAAGCATCTAACACAGGATACTTTTGCCTAGCAGTTGCATCTGTTCCTTCTTCTATTACTGCTTGAATTACTTTAGCTTCACCAGGATTAATCTTTCTAGGTTTTCTACCAGACTTAGTTTTTGCTGCTCTTACTTGCTCTTCTGTTAATCCAGCAGTGTTCTTAGCATGTTCATATAAATCTTTCTTAGGTACTTTATTATTAATACCATTAGCATATCCTGCTTCTAATTTATCAATAACAGTATTAGCTTCTTCTACTTCAGATAAAGTTTTTGTTGGTTTACTTTTACCAATAAATTTTTTAGCAGTTCTATAGCCAACTACAGGTATAACAGAAACAGCAGCAGCTAAGACTGCATCTCTACCTACAAGACCAGCATCGACTTCACCTGTTTCTACTTCTTGTTCTGCAGCGCTGTATGCTCCACCAAACGCACCAGAGAACCCTAGTATTTTAGGTAACGTAGTCATTGATCCTCCAATAGCAACAGTAGGATCAGCAAGCACACCGCCAATAGTACCTATTACATTAGCAGAAGTATCTTCACCATATACTTTGTTAGATGCTTCAACATCAGCAAATTCTTCTGCTAGTTGTTTGTTTCTTAAATCAGTAAGATACTCTCTTCGTTGATCGTAAGACATATCCATAAACTCTTTACCATATAATTCTTCAGGTGAGTAATAACCAAACCCTTCTTCTGAATCATAGATATTACCTAATGGCATATAAGACTCTGCCATAATAGTAAGGTTGTTTGCAAACGATTTAGTACTAGCAAACCTAGCACCCATCTGCTCAGACCAAGATGCTTTTTGAATAGGAACTAATCTTTCTTTTGGCGGTAACTCAGGAGCATCTGTATCTGTCACAGCCTCAGATAAATTAACACCAATAGGAACAAGCCTATCTTTAGGAGGCAATGTTTGAGCCATTAATCACTTACCTTTTGTATAGGGTTACCTTCATCATCTACTAGCCATATAGAATTATCTAAAGTATCTTGTACTAATTTAGTAGGATCATACATTTTAGACAATTCTTCTACAGATTTAGTTTGTTGTTTTGTCTCAGGCTGCGCTTCTGATTGTTGTTGATTTTTAGTTGAATCTAAAGCATCATAAAACATGTCAGGAGATATTATTTCTTCAATGCCTACAAGACTAGCTGTGCTATTTATAATCTCAGAAAAAATACTAAGCTCTTTTTCCTTTACTTTTCCAGAACCAGCAAGTTCAATAAGTCCTTCTCTTACAGCTTCTGGTGCTGGTATACCCTTACTTGTTTTAGCTTTAATTATACCAGCTAAATCAATACTTACTAATTTTTTACTATTACTATCAAGTTCCTTAAACATAGGATGTTCTTCTACAAATCCTAATGCTTGTTCTACTGTTACATTACTTGGAGTTCCTGCAGCCCTTTCTTCTAGCGGTGCTTTAATTGTATTTTGTGGTGCAGCTTTTAATGAACCGTTTTGCAACACTTCAAATATAACACCTTTACTATTTCTAATACCGTTAAATCTTCGTCCATCTGGATCTATAAAAGTACCTGCCCCTGAATATGTTTCTGCAGCTGCTGCTTCTGCATCTCTTATTCGTTTTAGTCTAGTAGATTCTTCATCAATTAACTGACGCTCTCTGTCTGCTGTCCACAGTTTTAACTCAGGTAAGTCATACTCATCTGCAAGCTGTGAGATCATAGCAATCTTACTAGGATCGTTTAAGTCTTCAGCACTAAGGTCACTAAATACTTTACGCATAGCAATAGACTTAGCAATACGTGGGTCTTGCATCTGATCTGTGTACCCAAACATACCAGCTAATCCTTTACCAACACCCATAGCTATGTTGTAGCCAGACTGATAGAAGTCCCTCGCTGCCTGAGTCTCTTGACCAGCAAGTGATTGTTGTAGCTGTGCTTGTTGTCTTAGTCTTTCCTGTTGATTACGATCATATACAATCTCTTCAGCAGTGGGACCAAACAAAGATGCTATACTTGACATATTTATTTCCTATTATTATAAAGGTTTATATCCACCTATACCTAATGCTTGTTGACCAGCTTGAGTTGCAGCAGCTTGTTGAGCAGCAGTTTGAGAAGCACTGTTAGGGCTAAACATACCCATACCATACATAGTACCTAAGTTAGCTATGCCTTGACCCATACCAGCCATCTGCTGTGCTTGTGCGGTAGCAGCTTGTCTCTGTAAGTTACCAGCAGCAGACTGTCCTGCAAGCATAGTGTTAGATGCGTTAGTGTTAGCTGTAGTTACACGCTGTCCTAATGCTGTGCCTATATCCATTGGTTGTTGTGCTGCCTGTTCTAATCCTTGAGCAGTAGAGAACTGGCTTGTAAATGGAGCTAGTGCAGCTTGTTGTGTTGTGTATCCTTGACCTAGTAGTCCAGCACCTTGACCAAATAATCCAGCACCTAAGGCTGCTCTGTTTAAGTATGCTTGATCTACGTTAGCTAGTAGCTGTTGATCTCTTCGCCTACGAGATTCAGCTAATGCTTGTAGTTCTGGTTGTCCACCAGCACCAACACTTAGTCCACCTCGTCCACGACCAAACACACCAGCAGCTAATCTTTGTTCTTCTTCTATGTCGTAAGGACGTAGCAAAGCCTGTTGCTCTGCCATGATTTGCTCTCTGCTTTGAGGCATTTCTTGTTGACCTAAAGCAAATAAACCTTCTGCTGCTCTTTGAAACTGTGGTTGGTATGTAGCTGCTTGTTCAGCTTGACCAAGACTTGTTCCGTATATTCTACTTAGTTGATCCTGAAGAGCAGTTACTTCTGGACTACCTTGATAAGTATAGCCAGTTAATCTGTTGTCAGTAAACTGTGGCGTAGCAGAACCAAACCGAGTAGTAATACCTACTGGTCTAAATCGTTGTTCTTCAGCAGCTATCCGAGCAGCTTCAACCTGTGCTGCTGCTTGTGCGTTCATTGCTGCAGCCTGTTTCTTGGCTGCCCTGTTCTGCATCAGCCCTCCAACTACTGCGCTACCTACTACTGCTTGCCACATAATATATCCTCTTTAAATTAAGCTGTACGCTTCCACATATAAACTACGATGTACGGTTGTAAGTTCTTACCTGTTGCTGATTCACCTGCATTAGCTGTGTCACCTGATATTGAGTGAACGTGAGATCCTTGTGAATCTGTAGTTGACAAGGCTGTACCAGTAGCTCCAGCATGTAATCCAGAAAAATAACCTACAGTGCTACCAGCAGTGCTTGCTGATCTACCTGTTCCAGTTGTATGCTGGTGTGCGCCTTGTGAGTCAGTTGCAAGAGTACCTGCTGAGTGATTGTGTGTAGGTATGATTGCATCTTTAGTACCACCAGTTCCTTCTACAGTATTAAAGTCTGAGTCAGCAGCGTTTAAACCTACTGGTACTTTACCTGCTCCAAACGCTGCCCAAGTACCAAAGCCTAACAAGGTAGCAGGATTAGTCGCTACAGCAGCGTTCATGTAAATAGAACCAACAGGATACGCACCAACTAAAGCAGACTGAACAAATGCTGTTGTAGCTATTTGTGTGCTTGATGTTCCAAAAGATGCTGTAGGTGCTGATGGTGTGCCTGTAAACGTAGGACCATTTAGATCAGCTTTAGATGTTACAGCAGATGCAATAGCTGTGTACTCTGCATCTATTTCTGATCCTTTAATAATCTTACCTGCGTCACCACTGCTTAATCCGTCTTTTAATGTGAAGTTAGTTGCTTTTGTATAATCAGACATAATAATCCCTAAACTGTTTTACCTGCTTTAACATAAATATCTATCTTTTGTATTGACAATGGACTTTGATTTATATCTGCTTCAAACCCTAATTGCATAATAGAACCTGAACCACCTAAGTTACTGTTTACTTCTTCAAGAACTAAACCACTAGAAAACTCTGCAATAGCGTACTCACCAATGTTGTACTCATAAACAGAACCAGTTCGTAGTTGCTTAGTTATTGATCGATATGAGTTAATGTAATCAAAACCATACTTTAATGCTACGTCCTGCCCGACACCACCTACCACTACAAAGTTACCTTTCTTTAGAAACTTCATAGTTGTTGGGCTACCTAAGTCAAAGTAGTTAGTGTAGTAACGTAGTCTGTACTTTGCTGTGTCATCTAAGAACCCAAAGTATTTACCTAAGTAACCTTCTTTACCTAGAAGAAGATCGCCTGTATAAGTGACATGTAAGGCGGTGGGTTCAATGCTATCCCAGATAGTAACCCTTGCTGCACCATTCTGTAGTCTACCTCGCAGATCAAAACAAAATACATACTTAGATGTTGGTAGTGTTAAAATATAAAAAGCATCTTTAGGGTAGTAAGCTGCTTTAATCTTTTCTTTATTAGATTCTGATTCTACGTATGCAACTAAGTCATCTCTAACGTTAAACGATATGTCATTAATAGGTGCTGACTTTTCCTGAATAACACGGGCAATACTTCTTACACCTGTGTCAGACAAGAACATAACATCCGTACCTGTGTTGACAATACTGTCTCTAGCAATGCACCCTACGTTAGCTATTAAGTCTACTAACTTTAATTCAGTAACATCAATAGGGTTAGCATAAACAGCAATGTTTCTTTTACCGAATATAATTAAGAAACCGTTGTGTGCTGCCAGTCCTACTATCTCGTCTCCGTTAGGAAACACATCAATCAATGACAAGTAACCTGAGTCACCTGTTGCTAAGTTAGTACCATCTAGTAATGCACTAAAGTAAAGTGTTTGTTTATCGTTAGCAATGTCAGCCCACCATGTTCTACCATAAGCTCCTATAACTACATTAGGCTTAAAATCACTAGCAGAAGCGTAAGTGGTAGGTACTGAGCCAGCGTCACTAAGTAAATTAAAACCGTAAGCACCTGTGTGTGCATGACTAGCTCCTAGTTTGTGATAGACTAACGGTAAGTGTCCTGCCTGTGCTAAGTAAGCATGAGGACTAACATCTGGTCCTTCACCAAACACAATACTAGCACCCATCCAGTCATTACCTGTGATGCTGTAAGCTGTTGTACCTGTCCCTGCTGCATTAGATACTGTAGTATCAACTGCTGTTACTAATGTACTTGCTCCACTAGCTCTGGTAAGTATTAAATCATTACCAGCACATAGCGTTACATCTGTCTCAGGTATGTTATAAATAAACTCAATGTCGTTTGCTGCTAGATCAGAGTTAGTAGAACTGTTTACTTTCTGCCAGCCTCGTCTAGCACCGATACGACCAAACTTATCTATGACACAGTTGTATGCTTCTAGTGCATAGCCTGATGCAAGATCAACACTACTTTCTTGTGTGTTAATACCAAGAAAACCTGGTGCTGATATTGTTGATGACTGTAATCTACCAGCCATTAGACTTGATGCCAAACATATTCGTCACTGTATCTACCATTCTCAATAGCTATGTGATCCGCTAATGACAAATCAGCTAATGCAGTAGCTTCTTGTGCAGCTAGTCCACCGTCTTCACCTCGTTCTGCTACAGCCATTGCATAAGCATATTTAAGTACAGGCTCGGAAGGAACTTTAAGTACATCTGCTCCTGCGCTTAGTGATGCTTGTGGTTTAAATATGTTAAAAAATACATTGTAAACCCCATCAGGAATAGGAAAGATATCTACTTGTGTATCTCCGTTAGTATCTACACCGTTAAAGTTATAGTAGTACGGAGAACCTTTTTGTGGTGTCTGATTAAGAAACAAGTTGTTCATCTGACTAAAAGGCATATACTCTAAGAAAAAATTGTCCTCACTATTAATAACATCAATGACTTTAAATCGTTGTCCTGATCCTGTCATAACATAGTTAAACAAATCATCAGCAGTAGTGACTGTTAATGTTTCAGACAAAGCATTCCACTGATACGAATCTTCTACTGTTCTTTTAGCATCGTTAACAAATTTACTAATTAACTTAGAGTACGGAGTATCTGTTGTAGCAGTTACCTCGTCTTCTCTCAGTCTTATTAGTACATCATTAACTAAATCTAAGTAGTTCATTATTTA